GTTGCTCTTGTATCTGTTTTAGCTTCTTTCGTGCTGCGTCTTTACTATCGCACTCTTTAAGCTCTGGCATAGACTCCATAGCGCGGGCTAGAGTTAGATCCATCGAGAGATTGGCCGGACTTTCTCCTAGCATTTCTGCGATATCTTTGTTACTAATCCCAGGCATACCAACGCCCGCTCTGCCGGAAGCTTTCTCTCCGTATATTTCCTTCTTCAGACGGGTGATCTCTGCCTTGAGTTCAACCTCCTCCTGCCACGATAGCGCTTCACGTTGTAGGTTTTCCTCAAGTTCGATCTCTCTAAGTTTTGTTTCTTCAACATCTTTGCGACGAACAACCGGGACGTCTGCCCAGCCGAGCAGTCCAATGGCAGCAAGACGACGGCCCCCGGCTACGAGTGTCCCATCGTCGTCAATAACTGGATAGTGGATAAGTCCGTGTTCTTGGATAGAAGCAGCTAGTTGTTCAATGTTTTTATAGTCTTTTCGAAAACGCTCTCCAATGTTGATAGATTCATAAGGGACTCTCTCTGCAAGCATTGTTAACCTCCAAGGGATTTAAGTAAGGCAGCTATCTGATCACCAGACAGGTTACCGAGCATTTTATCTATGTTATCTTTCTTCTCACGGACTTTAGTAACTAGGATCGTCTCCTTAGTCCGGTTATGCCGTATGTCTTTGAGAAGCTCCTCTAGTTCTTCTGTCGATAACTCTGCTATGGCTTCTTGTATATCTTCAAGGCGCATTTTTGAACTCCTTCACAACCTTAGTTATGAGATTATATTCCTTAGACATTAAGACGCCTACCAGGGGCGGCCCGTGAGATTCGACCGCCTCTATAAGCATGTCTATCATTGCACTTATGACCATCTGCTTAGTGCCCCAAGGAAGGAACTTATCCATTCTATCTGCTTGATCGTCGGTTAAGATTATCGATAACCTAGGCATGTAACCCACCTTTCTGCGGGTAAAAAAAGAGGTTCGACAGTACGTATAGACCTACCGAACCTCCGTTGTTAGACCGCCTTACTTGATGTTCGGAAGTTTAATCTTGTTACTAATCGTCCCTTGATAGTCTTCCAGCACAAGGTTGCACTTTGCACGCTTACCTACGAAAGTATCAAGATCAATACCGTTGTTGAACGGAATAGAGAAGTGAGTGAGAAAGCGCTTCATGAAGAGCATTTTGTTTTTGATCTTCTCGAGATCGTCACTCTGGAGAGGGAAGCTCAGGTTGTGCAGTACGTTAGCGGCTTCATCGTTACCTTCTATTTCGCAAATAACGAGCAGACCTTTAAGGTCCTGGGTGTCGTTGTCGAGTTTCTCGCGAACGTCAGAGATAACTAGTGTATACTCGCCCTCGGCGACAGGCTGTTGTTCTTTAATCTCGTCGTAGTTTACGTCCATAGGGATAAATGTCATTTGAGGTCTCTCTTTCTTTATAGTTGTGGTTTGTATTAAGTTTGGATTCAAAAATTGAATTCAATCTTAAGCAGTTTCATATTCTTCAACGTAGGTACCACAGACGGTGTCGTCTATTTCGATGGTTTCGGCAGTACAGGTTTCGTCGATGTTAAACTGACAGTCCAGAGTTATGCACTTTACGATTGGCGCCATTAGTTATCTCCTTGTTGTAGTTGGTGTTACGTTAACTTCGCGGACTGGTTGAGCTTCGTCTAGCGTTTCTAGGTCAAAATACTTAGCGGATAGTTTCTGATAAGCAGCGTAACCTCCAGTTAGATATTCAGATAGATCGGCTAAGAAGTCTCCTAACTCTTCTGTCTTGAATACTAACGTCTTGCAGCCTAAGCGAACTACAACGCCGTTACTAGCTCCTCCAATGATTACTTCGTACTCAGTTTGTGCCACTACTTTATCACCTCCTTTCCTTTGAAGTCATTCCAAAGACCCTTGCTTCGCAAGATTGCGCCAATGCCGAACTTAGTTGGGTCAGCGCAGTCGTGAGGAATGGTTACGTCTATGGACGTTGGTAGATCTAGAGAGCATCTCATAGTTGGATACATATCCACCGGGATAGTTTCTGCAAGATATTTAACCTTCCCGTTTGAGTCACGATCAACTTTGGTATGCCAAATGTCAGAGAAGAGAATTGGTAAGGTGATCTTTAGCTGACCTGGAACCATAATCTTGTTAGATACGGTACGTAAGAGTTTGTCTTGATCTGCCTGTTCGTGGGCGGTCAGAGCTACGTAGCAACCCGTCGCAGCTGCGTTACGTACTATACGTTTGATGGTCATGGCTAAGACGCCGTAATCTGAGACTTCGGGGTTTTTACCTGATCGGTTGTTAATCTCTAAAATACGATCCATTATTAGATCGGATAGTGTTGTAAGGCTATCGAGAATAATCGTATCGAAGCCGCCTCTTACTCTGTCGATTTCTACGTTGGGATCAGTGAAGAACTTTTGCGACAGACGAAGCTCGAAGTCTTTCTCCCATCTTACGTATGTCTCACTAGCAGCGTAGGTAGGAGCTTTTACGTCACGTATACCTTTGAGTGTAGCAACAGTCATGGAGACGGCATCTGGCATGAAGGTTTCGTAGTATATATCGTCCACAGGCTTGATGGAGTTCAAACCTGCGGGGTCAAACATATAGAGGAATTTGCGGCCAGGCAAGGAGCGGCAGAGCGTAGTTTTGCCGCTTCCTACGTTGCCGTAGAAAAGAAACTTTTGTTTTGCTTCTTCGTGGATATCTTTTGCGTAAGGGCTCATCTTGTTATCTCCTGTCTGGTGTGGCGGTTAGTTGTAAGATCATGAGTATGACGGGTGAAACAGCGTCGGTTACCAATTTCTTTAACACGTGCTATAGGTATAGCGTGAACTATCTCTGCGAACGTTTTATCTTCGTTTTTTACAAATTCTGTCTCGTAGCGAAAGCGATAGTAGCATTGGAGTAAAGTGTTTTCGATTATCATCTTATTCCCCTCTCTCATTCTCGATGACTTTAAACGCTCCGGTATGGTCTTCTAAGATAGTGAACGGCTCCCACTTACGTATGACCATATGATCTGGGCACTCGTGATGATCTGGGTTGTCCCAGAACTTACAGAGATCAATATAAGGACATGTGCCGAAGTACTGAGTGCAAGAGGTTGTGCACTTTGGGAACGATGGCAGGTAGTCAATACGTTTAGGTGATTCACGGTATTCTACTAAGCGTTCTTCATTCAGTTCGATTAGGTCAATTAGGTCAGAGACTTCCCACAACCAGGCGTTAAGCTGTGACTCTTGCCGTTGGATCGGTATACGTTGGAAGTCGATCTTAATCTTCGACACCAGAGCTCCGTCGATCAACACACCGTGGAATTCATCGCCATAAGTCATATGCCCGGCATGCAGGTAACCGTCCATCTGGCCGGAAGGGCTAAAAGAGTTAATCCACGTATTAGTCATCGACGACGCAGTCTTGTGATCACAAATCCAGATACCGTAGCGATCTCTGTAGACTTTGTCAAGCTTACCGACATAGCAAATAGTTTCATCATCGAGATCTAACGGTACGATAAAAGGACTTTCGATAGAGATAAGTTCTTGGTTCTGTAACTGAGACTGATAACGCTCGATGTATTCCTGAAGCATGGAAAGAGCTCTACCTGGTGTGCGAGGGAAAAGATCGAACTCGTCCATAGTTTCCATGCCTTCAGCTTTCCATGAGCGCAGGAAGGCTAGCATGGAGTTTTTAAGAAGTTCGTCTTGTGTTTCGTTGGGATTCGCCCAGACGTAATCCATCGCTGCGTGCCATGAGGTACCGAACGAGAGCGCAGGACGTTTACCTGCTGGTTGGAAGTGCCTTATGTGGTTGAAATAGAACTTACGCGGACACACTCTAAAAGTGTCTAACATAGAGTTATCGAAGAATCTTACTTTAGTATTTTGACTCTCCATACCGCACAGAGCTTTTCTTTGGGTATTCACTCTCGTATTGAGGATAGGGTTTAGTTGTAGATTGTCCATCGTTAGCTCTCCTTAGGCAATTTGAGTATCCGCAGTCTTGACATGTAGTACAGCCAGATTGGTGAGCCAGGAACCCACCGCACTCTGGGCATTTATCCTTCTTCATTAAGTATTCCCTCCACTAGATCGTCTATCAACAGACGGCGGCTTATATACTTACCGTTGCGATAAAGTAAGAGATTAACACATCCGTGTTTACGGGCAAACATAGCTGTACCGATAGCACAAAGAGCGGTCAAGCTGCTAAGAAGAATGTAATCCGTATCTTTGCTGTCTTTTAAAACTCGTGACCATTCTCTAGCCATTGTTCCAACAGAGAATTTAGAAATAGCTCCGCTGGTGACATAGACTAAATCACCATAATGCTCAGCCATTGTAAAGTCATGGCCGCCTTTATTAGGGATGAAAATCTTTGCAGTCATAACTACGATTCCTCTCACTTAACTGTCCAGGGATAATATGAACAAACTGGGCAATTGCCCATAATTAGTACGCATTGTAGCATATCTTGTAAATCCTTTTCTAGAGGCCACCTACTGTTACACTTACAGAATATCTTGTAACCTTTGTAATACCGTCCCAGAGGCGACCATTGCTTCTTACGTGGCTTTTTCATAACTAAGTCTCCTTTTTTGAAGTTTGTGAAATACCTCAATTTAATGCAACCTAAAATAAAGCGTAAAAAAGACCGGTTAGAGAGGGAACTAACCGGTCTTTCCGGCTACAGCCGGCTAACTTAGAGCAGGGCCTGCAGTTTAGCGAGAAGCTCAGCTTTCTGCGTCTCGTTGAGCTTACCAACGACCTTCTCGAGTTTGGCGAACGGATCAGCAGAGCCGCGGTCGGACTTAACGCCCGGCTTATAAGCAGCAACGGCTTCGAGAATCTCGGCATCACTGTAGGCAGAACCGTCTTCTTTGTTCTTCTTCATCTTGCCACGAGCTACAGCCTGAACACTTACTTTTCCGTCGGCCACAAAGCCAGAGAACACAACGTCTTCTCCGAACTTCTCAACTGCTTCGGCCAGATTAGCTCCGAAGTCATACGATACTACCAGCTTACGTGCGCCTTCTTGTCCGCTTTCACTTACTGTAAATTCTGCCATTTTAGTAGTCTCCTTATTAGTTGGGCTTTGGCCCTTAGTAGGGTTACTGTTCCCTCAAACCGTAACCCGATTGTGTAATATAACAATTAACATATCGAATGTAAGATGTCAAGAAAAATCCTTTGACTGATGAAGTTTTATAGCACCTCACGCATTTGAATTAGTAACTTCTCTGCTATCGCTGTAGACCAGGCGTCATGCGGTAGGTTAGAGTAGATAATCCTTAACATTGTCTTTGCGACTTCGTCCGCACTCTTGTAAAGTTTGTCCCCGGCCAGACGAGGATCGTTATCGGGAAGACTGGAGACGGATTTAGATTCAACCCCTTGTGACTCGATAAGGTCTCTCTTAGTTACTGAGCGAGCCTTAAAACTCTCTCGTTGCTCTTTCTCTTGTTCGGCTAACAATAGCTCTATGTCGTCCATTAGAAGTTTGTCTAGCTCGCTGAGTTCCGATTCAAAATTTGAATTGAATCTAGAGTCATTCGTAAACTTTGTGACGACACCTGGAGAGAAGGCGGCAGTGATCTGTTCAAGCGTTTCAGATTGGAGAGCCGGTAACTTGTGAGCAGCTTCCTTAGTATAGGAGTTGACCGCTCTTTCTTTGCCCACAAGAATAAGGCGATCTCGGAGCAATGCTTTAGCCTCTTCATCAGTATATGTCGGGATAACGTTAGCATTACGTTTTACCTCCACAAGATAGGTAAGTAACTTGACAATATTCCCAGATGTAGATATGTCAACATCTAGCAATAATGTATCTAGAATATCGACGATTCCCATAAGGAGTGTATCGGACAATCTTATTGATAGAACTCTAGAGGACACGGATGTACCTCCGTAAGAAGTTTTCTGGAGATTGGCGATGGATTCTATCGTTCCGTTCGCTATGAAACTCCACGTAGTCCTTCGTTACTTCGATGATTGTGACAAGATACTCACAACTGTCGGTGTACTTTTGTGATGGCGCTAAGTCGAAGTTGATGGCAAAGATCATGAGCATTCTCCTAGTGGTTCGTACGTATCTCCGTCCATTAACTCAGTTCGTAACTCTTCCCAGTCGTAGCTATCGCAAAGATACCAGATACGTCCCGGACCTCGGACGACAAAGAGAAGTTGTTTGTTACACTTAGGACAGACATTGTGGCTTAGATTGTACATTCCTCTGTTTGCTATCATTGTTAAGTCTCCTTATGAATGTTTCCAGAAGTGCTGCATCTGCTATTCTTTGCTTTGTCGCCCAGTTAACCGGGCGGAAATCTAACCGTCCGCGTATGTAGCCTACACAGAAGGGCTCTATAGATAGCATTCCGTAAGCTTCGATTTCGTCCGCGATCTGTTTAGAGATTCTCATCTACGAGTTCCTCCTTTGAGAGTATTTGCCAGATATCTGAGGTTAGATCTATCTCGTTTATTGCCGTCAGCTCATAGATACTATCGCTAAGATCAAACACAAACAAACCTCGTGTTTCGTAAATACCTATACATTCTGTCTTCCGTTTGCAGTTAAACAAAGCTTGGGCAAAAGTCATCTTAAGCCTCCTTTAGTTTATAATACCATATTATTGCACGTTCTTTGCTAGTTGTCAATCGGAAAATCATGACTGGAGTCATCGAGATAGTATCCGCGCTTCGCTATTAAATCTTCAAACTGTTGCATAAGTTCATCGCATTCCATCTCACTACTCAACCACTCTGGGTCTTCGAACGAAACTGTAAACGTTATTATCCTTGACATTCTCTCCACCTCCTTTTGTTCTAACGTTGATATAACGTCTTAGATTGAATTCAAATTTTGAATCCTATCTCAACGTCTTTCCCTAAACGTTACGTCTCCGCTCTAGCTAATAGTACACTCAGTGAGCTCGTGATCGCTATCTGCCTGATCGCTACGCTCACTGAGTGTTGTTTTATCTAGAGATTTATATATTCTCTATCTATAGCATCAAATATACTTACAAAATCATAAGTATACTCTTCGCTAGGAGTATCACCAGACATAAAAGAAGCTTGCTTTTTGGCATCTTCTATACTATCTGTAGTATACTGTACATCCGACAGACCTCCGCAAGGATAGTATAGGTCGATACCGAAGATCCAATAGCGTTGTTTTAAGTTTACGTTGTTCATTTCTCTTCTCCTTTTTCTTTTATCTCCAGCTTCCACGTAGGAAGCGGACGGGTTACTCTTTTGAGCATCGTTATTAGCTCTAACGCCTCTGCGTTATCGAGAATCATTCTTGCAAGGGTATCCGGTGAGTGATTATTAAGTAACCACTCAAGACAGTGCTCGCATCTGCGGACAGTGTCCTCTCTATGGTAGATTTTCAAATCAGGTGTGTCTAGACCGATAGGCGCAAACTTATGACTCTGCCTTTCGATATCCCACCTAGCATGGTGAGCCTTTATAGATTTCCAGCCGCAGAATCTGCAGATAGTGATAACTTCGATGATATAATCTTCTTTTACAGGCTTTGGCTTAGTTGTTGGTTGCTTTGCAGTTAGCAACGCCTTTAACGTAGCGACTGTCGCTGGGTCTTTGAGCAACAGTTCTAGTTTTTGTTCTATCGTTAGTTCTGACATAGAAGCTCCTTAGTAAATATAATGCATCAAACGGGAGATGCTGTAGAGTTGTAATGCCTTTTAGTTCTCCTTTTTATTTAGATAATGCTCTCGATAGTTACTTATCCACTCCATTGTTCTTAATCTTCTTATCTCCCTTTCCGTCGCGATCAACGTAGCGATTTGCTTTATTAGCTCTTTCATTTCTATCACTCCTTTCGATTCGTAGAATCTCCCACACACCGTAAAACGCCGTGAGGAGTAACAATAGTATACTAATTGATCCCTCATTCATCTTCCACCTCCTTGGTTATTATTGTCTCAATAAAGTAGCAACCAGATGTGTACCCGAATGACTTTAATGTGGACTGTATAATCTGTGTTATTTCTTCTAACTCTCCTGTCGTAATATTAAAATCTTCATTTTTAACATCTTCGATCTCGACTATATATTTTAATATTCTCATCTTAGTTATTCTCCTTTATACGTATTATATCACTTTGATTATAATTTGTAACTCCGTTCATATCCGTTAGGTCTGCTGCTATTAAACGTAGAACCTCCTTTCTATCTATCTCTACTATCCCTGTTACGTCCATTCCAAAATAAGGTATTTCGATCGTTATACTCACTGTTCGGTACAGGTTTTCTCCTCTCTAGTTTAGTAAACCGGACGCGCAGTCCTTAACATTACATAATGCAATTCCCATGCCAAGGATTCTATAGTTGCGCATATTCATAACCTAAAGTTATACCCCTTTGAAAAACGTTAAGTTTAAATTCAAAATTTGAATCCAATCTAACCGTTATGTCCGTCAAACTAACGATTGCACTACCGTTATGTCCGTCAAACCAGGCGCAGCCCTGTAGCGTGTAGCATGTAGCATGTAGCGCCCACAATGTCATGCATTCCCATGTCGGAGTGGTCTCTATATGTATCTAAAAAAAAAAAATTACAAACTATAAGAACCTTAACCTAGACGTAATACCTACTATAGAAACGTACTACAGACTATGAAATACTGACAAACTATGAAATACCGATAAGATGCTACACAATACATATTACATTTCCAATGCTACACGCTACACGCTACACGCTACACTGTCGGGAGATTGTTGGCAATTTGCTATAGTTTGTTATAATCTCTTAGTTGAGGGGGAAAGACTGACTAAGGGAAACCCGTCCCTTATCAGAATATCACGTTGGAACAATCATCACCTTTGATAGACCACTCTTGAACGTAGAAAAACCCGGCAGCATGACCTGTTCGGTAGGTGAAACGTGCGATCAACGGTGGCTCGGTTAATGTTAGCTAGCGAGGTCTTTAAGCATTTCGAGCATTTCAGCTGTAACCTTCTCTTCAGGTATCTTGAGGAACTTAGCTATGGCTGTCTTGAGAGCCGCTTCTGGGTCTGCCTGTCGTCTACCAGGCTCAGCGATTGTGACCGTGGCAGTTGCCGGAATTTTCTTGTATACTCCGTCCTTGTCAGCGTTACGATACGGAACTTGCCATTTGATCGTCAGTGCGTCAATGGCGTACGTTGTCAGGACTTCAACCTTTTTGGCATTGTCCCAGGTATCTGGAAAAACGAACGTCAGGTCAGTTGTTACCGCTACGGCGTCTTTATGGTTTTTCGTGGAACAGCGAACGGTGAACAGGTTTATGATTGCATTGAACATGATAGGTCCCCTTATGTATATAACGTGGCAGGGAACCACCGTTGGACCGCTATTCAATTGTCAAAGAACATACCGACTGTAATACAATCCCCGTGCCAACCGGCAATGGGTAGCCCGAAGGGGGGATTTGATAGTTGGCCGGCCGGGGAGACTCTCTCCGACAAAATTCCATGAGATTCACTAATTGAGGTATTTAGTGCTATTACACCAGTTCAATTTTGGTAGGAGATTGAATTCAAAATTTGAATTTAATCTTAGAACGCTAGTAACTAGTAGAAAGAAATCATATTAATTCATTTGACTAGGTGTAATATATGTGCTAATGTGAGAGTATGAAATATAACAGATCTAGGTTAGCTTGATAGGAGACTACGATGGGGCGGATACCGAGACGGTCGTCGGTCACAATGAGAAGATTAGAGATCAAGCACTTGTGGGAGCGCCATAAAGAGGTTGCAAGACTACTAGTGAGTGGTCGTAAACATGTTGAGGTAGCGGCTACGTTAGGGATGACCCCAGCTAGGGTGGCGATAATAGCTAACAGTCCGGTTTTCGAGAAGTATCTGGACCGCCTTAGAGATCGTGTAGAAGTAGGTATCGTAGACGTCAGAGAGAAGATCAACGAAGGTTCGAAGGATGCCATACAAGTATTGCTGGGGATGCTTAAGGCCAGCGATGTTAACCCTCAAACGAAGAGTAAAGTAGCGATGGATATTCTAGACCGGGCAGGTTTTGCAGCTGTGAAGACCGTTCGTAGTGAGAATCTCAACGTAACTTTGAACGCAGAGAGGTTGCAGGAACTTAAAGATAAGCGAGATGAAATGCTCCAACGTTCTAGACTAGAACATAATGTGATAGAGGTGCAGGTTATATGAAGCTTCCTAATGAGCAATTAGAGAGCCTAATTATACCATGTTTCGGTAATACTCCAGTAACGTGTCTTACACTATTCCCAGATCATTTCACTCGTCCGTTTTGCTCCGTTCATAATAGTATATTTCAGGTTTTAGATAATGAGGAAATCAAACTTGCCGCTATTGCAGCTCCAAGAGGATTCGGAAAGACTACAACAATCGGTCTTGGTTTTGTTGGGCGTAAAGCGTTGTTTAGAGAAGCTCCTTATATTGTCTATATTAGTTCGACTGCGACAGAAGCTGCAGCGAAGGTCAAGACACTTGCTAAGGAGCTTCAAGAGAATGATATAATCAAAGGTCTGTTCGGTGAGCTTCGAGGTGTAAAGTGGGCTGAAGAGAAAGGCGAGATAGAACTTTCGGACGCAGAAGGACCTTTTTGTTTTATCCAAGCTAAGGGAGCTGGTTCTCAGATACGCGGTCTTAAGTGGGGAAAGTATCGGCCAACTCTTTTTGTCGTCGATGATCTTGAGGACGCGGAAGAAGTCTGTAATGAGACTATAAGGAAGAAGTTAAAAGAGTGGTTTTTTGCTGATCTTCTGGGAGCTAGAGATCAGAGTGTTACATCTAAAACTAGATTGATAGTTATAGGTACATTGCTTCACGAAGATAGTTTACTTGCTAATTTGCTAGACGAATCTCCTATTGATGAAGACGATAAAGCTATAATGGATCTCCAAGATGTTGATCTAAAAGAACAGTTTGTGACGTTACGTCTAGAGGCTTGTGATGATAGTTTTAACAGCGTATGGCCTGAATATTTGTCTACGGAGGCCTTAAAAGCCAAAGCTGCGGCATACGAAAGACGAGGGCTTTTAGATGTCTTCTATAGAGAGTGGAGAAACATTGTTATTGCTAAGGACAATGCAACTTTCCAAAAATCCATGTTTCGATATTACAGCGAAACAGATGACAGGGAACGGTTACGAGAGGTTGAGACTATCGTACTGGTTGATCCGGCAAAGACCGCCAATACAGCAAGTGCTTTTACAGCCATCTGCGCAGTCGGATTCGATGCTAGATGTAATAGAATATACTTTCGGGATTCCATTAACGCTAAATTGACCCCAGATAAGATTTACGAAGCGGCTTTTGATATGGCTGATATGTTTAATGCAGTTGTGGTTGGTGTAGAAGAGACTGGGCTTAATAACTTTATTATGTATCCCTTTCAGCAGGCCGCTAGAAAGAGGCGTAGGTTTGTAGATGTTGTGGCAATAAAGGCTTTAAAAGACAAAGAACTAAGAGTTGGAGCTTTGGCTTACTTTTATCGTGTAGGTGCTGTGTATCATAATGAACAACTACACGTACGTGGTACGTTAGAGACGCAGCTTCTTAGTTTTCCACGCTCAAAGTACTGGGATATGATGGACTGTTTTGCGAATTGCATAGAGCTTTTTAATCTAGGAGATAGAAATTTTACCCAGGACGTTCCAGAAGTCTACGGACTGGATAAGCACAAGATGGATGAGTTCGAACTTTTGGAACTTTCTTACAAGCAGGAACCTAAATTTACTGGATGGCGTTATGTTTAGATAGAATTCAAATTTTGAATCGAAACTAAAGGTGCTTTATGAAGAGTATTAAACCATATAACTTTATAATGTTCCAAGGGAGTACGTTTACTCTGCCTTTGCGGTTAACGAGTAATGATGTACCGATAGATCTTACAGATTATACCTTTGCTGGGCAGATGCGTACGTCGGTTTCGGCAGCTATAGCGACGGAAAACTTTACTTTTACCGTCCAGGTTCCGGCTACGGGGGGGATAGTAATTGTTTCTTTGACAGATGCGGAGACGGCAGCAATAGTCGCTCGTCAATATGTATACGATATAGAAATGACTGACGGTGACGGCAGTACTACTAGGATATTACAAGGAACTATCACAGTAGATCCAGAGGTAACACGAGGTGTTTGAGGTAACAGTTACATCTGGAGATATTGTTGCTATAGATATACTGACTTCTCGACTTACTGTGGAGGTTAGCGAAACTGTTATTGGTATTGAAGTTATTGAATCGGCGACTCCGGTTATTTTAGAGAATGTAATAGATATAAATATCGAAACTATAGAAATAAAAACAGTAGAAGTATTTACTGATATAGTTAAAATAGTGGAAGTAGGATCATTACCGTTTGCGAGTAAAACATTTTCTTACATTCAAGTGTGCTTTGGAGCACCTACCGATACCCCACCGGAGTTAGACAACTTTGTTAACGTTCGAATGGATGTAACGAACGGGCTGCTGTATTACTTCTGGGACGGGGCCTGGCAGTCTAGCGGTGGGTGGAATCAGACGATTACAGACCCGGAGACTGGAACAGATTACAAGATAGCCGTGACCGTTGATATAGACACTCAACAACCTGTGTTTACATTTACTGAGCTTGCATGAGATACTTTTTCACATTGATACTTATCTTCATTGTCGCCACATGGCTTTATGCCGCGCCTGGAGATGTAACGACTTCCCCAAGTGGCGTGTTTTCCAGCTTTAGTTCGGCAAGCGGAAAGATCAAGGCTAACTCACCACGGACTACGATGCACATGAGGGCCACAGGTGGCGCAACGGTTACAACTGACACTGCAACCAAGGCTATCATCATCGGTGCCCCGTCTGACGCTGAAGAGATTGCCTACGCTTCTTCCACCGTCGCCGCGGCGCTCGATTCCCTGCTCTACGTCGCCCCCTCCGTCTCCCTTTCGGGCGGTTCCAGTAATGAGATCGGCGCCACCATCTCCAGCGTCGTCCTCAACTGGTCCGTCAATAAAACCATAACGAGCCAAAGCCTGAACCAAAGCATTGGTCCGATTATCCCGGCCACCGTGCGCACCTACACCCACTCCGGCCAGAGCATCACCAGCAACCGGACGTACACGATAACCGTAAATGACGGCACTCATGACGCTACCGACAGCACCACCGTGGCGTTTTATTACTCCCGATACTGGGGCGTATCCAGCAACGCCACGCTTACCGATACCCAGATAAAGGCGCTCTCCTCCGAGCTGGCCAGTTCCCGCAGCCAGAGCCGCAGCATGACGGCATCTGCCCAGTACCTCTATTTCTGCTGGCCGGATGACTGGGGTACCCCCACCTGGACCGTCAACGGCTTGCCGAATACCGATTTCAACCTGGTCCGCAACGATACGTTTGTGAACGCCGCCGGATACAGCTACACCATCCGGCTGTACCGCTCCGGCAACCTCCTCACCGGAACATACACGGTGGTAGTATCGTGAGCAATAAGCCGACATACGCCTGCATGTTTTCCGGAGAACCGCGCAGTGAAGCCCGGTGCTCACTCGATGTTGATACGGTTTACAAATGCGGACCCGGAAACATGCACAAGCACATAGACTGCGGTATGCCAACCGAAACAAGTTGTTGGCGCAACATCTACAACCTGATCACACTCATCACCAAGGCGACAGATGCCAAAATGGTCAAATTATATGCTGCGTAAAGCGATGATACTGTCAATCATACTCGGTTCGGCGGTCGCGGCCATGGCAGGCAGCGTCATCCTCGAATGGGATCCCAACTCCGAGGCCGACCTCGCCGGATACAAGGTCTACTCCAGCCGGACCGGCAGGCCGCCGTTCACCTACCGTCAGACGGTCATGGCACCGGCAGTCACCTGCACCCTGGCCAATATCTCCACCAGCCTGCCGCACGTCTTCGCCGTCACCGCGTTCAACAACATGAGCACCGAGTCCGCCTACAGCAACCGCGTCAAGATCAGCGTCCCGCACGCCAGAATCTCTGCACGCATCTCCGGGAGCGTGACCAGTGGCTTTTAGAGATATCGCAGCCGTTGTCGTGTTCCTGCTGCTGGCCGCGTTCCTGCTTGCCCAGGCGGCGTCCATCCCCGGCACGGTTGTGTCCTCGAAAATCACCACCGGGGATACAGCCAACACCCACAGCATCGGCGACACCAACGAAATGCGCGGGACGCCCAAACTGGTCGATTACTCCACCCATCTCCGGGAGATCAGCACCGCCCGATCGCAGCGCGGCATGTTCGCCTACGCCCACGACTCCGGCAAGGTCTACATACTCTACTCCACCCCCGGCTTTTTCTGGCGCGAGTGGCAGGCCGGGTCCGGAGACATCTCCGGCAAGCTTGATTCCGCCACCTTCCGCGACTACACCGCCGTCATCAATCGCACACGGCGGCAGCAGCACACCCACACCCGTTTCGACAACCTCAGCGTCAACAGTATCAGCGTCGCCCAGGGGAGCGAGGCCCAGACGTTACAACTACTGGAGGCACTCGCCGACGGCAGCAACGCCGGGCTCATCAGCGTCGGCAACCTCACCTCAGACCACACCCTGCTCATCACCGACAGCGGCCTGCTCTTCGACGGCGCCCTGGTCTCCGGCAGCGATTATTCCGCTAAACTCGACAGCGTGCGTTTTGTCAACTTCTCCGGTCATTGGGGGAAACACGACGACCAGAAACTCGATGTCGAGCGGTTCCTTGCATATTCCGCGCTGGGCCGCTCAACCGGCGGCACCACCGACATTTCCGGCAAGCTCGACTCCGTGCGGTTTACCGATTATTCATCTCACTGGAACCCGGCCACCTGGAACGAGCGGTACACCACTGTACCGCGTCATCAGCAGCTATCGACCGCCGTACAGACAAAGGTCAACACGAGGGCGCACCTCACGCATGGTCATGCAGCCACGGCCGTCACCTACGGCAAATATTCCTCTCCCGAGGTAGACACCGCCCTTGACCGGCTCTGGAACCGTGCCCAGCAAGCGCAGGGGCCGGCAGGCTATACCCCCCAGCTCGGCGTTGATTATTGGGACGCGAGAGAGCGCCACATCCTTCGGTGCCAGATAGTCGGCGGAAGCCGCGGTATCAGTTACAACACCGACAACACCATGCCGATGCCGGCAACGCTCGACCCCTTCACTGTCTACCTCTATTC